CAGTGTCTGCGGTGGGTGCAGTGGGCGTGCCTTTGCCTCCGCTATCTCCGGGAATGACCCGTTTGGCGCTGTACCATGCCAGCGTGCCGGAGGTTCGATTACAGCCGTACAGGCGTGGGATAGTGGTACCGTACTGGACTTGCGGAGCCTTGAGGTCAGCTACCTTTGGGATGTCGACCTCGGGTCGGAAGGCGACGGCTCCGATCGCTGAGCCGGCGACGAAGCCGACCTGGGCGCCTGCAGGCCCACCGACGTAGAAGCCGATTGCCGCACCGACGACGCCAAGCACCAGCTGTGCCATCAGGCAATCCCGGGAAGCCGGTAGGCGGCAACGAACTTCATTGATAGTGACGACGTGCCGAACAGCAGACGCGTCTCGATCACCTTGCCGTACCTGGACGCAGCGTGCACGATGGCCAGCCCGCCGTGACGGTATGGGACGAGCACGCCAAAGTGCTGCGGCGCGGCGTCGAAGGCAACGACTATTGCATCACCTGGCTGCATCTCGGCCCTGGTGATGCGAGTCATGTGGCGATTGCATTGCTCAATCAGGCTGTATCCGTCCGGAACGCGCCCGTAACCGTTGAAGTCGAAAACACGTTCCACCATCCCAAGCTCGCGGCCCATGCCGATGAGCAGGCCGATGCAGTCCACAGCCTGACCCTTGGTGCGTTGTTGGTGCGCGAACGGGGTTCCAACCCACGATCGAGCCTCGGAGATGACTTCGGCGTGTGTGATCATGCCGGCGCCGTCAGCGTGTCTGGGTTGAGCTTGTTGGGCTCGCCACCAAAGTTCACAGCGTTGTCGAATTTGCCAATGCAGTCTTCTGTGAATCGCATCCGGCATCCAGCGGTGACTGTGTAGTTGTCGGTACCGATTGGGTGAATGAACTGCTGCCAGAAAACGAACACGCCTGCGGAGAACGTCTTGATCTTCTGGCTCAACCCACTGTTGAGCCCGCTGGTAAACGTCAACGTGCCCTCGCCGAAGTAGTCGGCGGCCTCGACCCGCGAAGCGTCCGTGATGCTGTACTGGCTGGCGCTACTGTCCACGGTTCCGGTCACGGTGAACGGCGCGCCGCTCACGTTCTTGGTGCACTTGGCGTCGCCCAACCTATAGCGGCATGTCGGCTGGAGCACGGTCTCGTGTGGCGCCTGGATGGCCTGGCGCAGGTCGCGGAACTCGACGCTACTGTGACCTCGTTTCGGTATGACGTTGCCGAGCTTTCCGACCTTGAGCACGTTTAGCACCGGGACCGCGGCGGCCCAGTCGACTTCCGCAATCTGTAGCGCTGCCCCGTCCCACACGCCGGCCATGATGTCGGCCCGTGTGATGTCGGAGTCCTCGAGGATGGTGATCTCGGAATTGTCCACACCGAACCCCTCCGTGCTGACCAGCGCGGAGAGCTGCACGCCCGGTGCCGAGAGATATAGGTTTCCCCCGATGGTGAGTGACTTGTCGTGCCCGATCCAGCGGAAGACCTGCGCGTCCCTGCGGGTTACCTGCACGCAAACGGCGATGGTTGGCGCGGCGCTGCGGTAGGTGGCGAGCAGGCCGGCATCGATGGTCTTCATTCGCCTTTTACCTCGACCAGGTCTATGGCGGCCCATTCCACGAGGATGCTTCCGTTTGGTCTCCGATAGGTCAGCGATGCAGCCTTTTCGTCGAAGTCGAACCTGCACGGAACGTCGAATTCGCACGACGCGGTGCGCGCCGCGGCGCCGGGGGCAGTGCCATAGGTGACGATTCCAGTGGCGCTATCAACGGTGAACTTGCCGGCGCCGGAGCCGAGCACAAGCTCCGTCGAATCGTTCCAGACGCGGACGGTTCCGCTGATGGGGCGGGTGATCTCGCGCACCTCCTCGAACGCAACCTCGTCGCCCCCGTAGACCTTGCAGAGCTGGAACGTGGTGGTGGTGATCTGCACCAGGCGGCTATCGGTGCGCGAGATGGCGTAGTCCATCCAGTCTTTGAACCTGAAGGCGTGCGCTCGACCGCGCGCCTTGCGAAAGAACTCGTCTGCGTCGCGGGCGTCGGCGTCTGTCTTTATGCCCTGGCTGACGTTGTAACGGTGTCGACTCGCCGCCCAGTTGACGCGGCGCGACTCTTGGCCGCCGAAGGTGGCAACTACCGTAGTGCTGAAGCCAGGGCCGCCCACGGCGCCCGAGGAAATTTTCTCGGGGAAGCGCTGCGTCAGGAATCCCATGGTGTCAGTACCTGGCGGCAGCGACGGTTACGGAGCGCCCCACAGCGGCCGCGATCTGCTGCTGCGTGCGCCGGTCGGCCGGGACGTTCAGCGTGAAGTGGTTGGTGACTTGCACGGCACGGCCACTGCTCTCGACGCCCAGGCGACCTCCGCGACCGCGCTTGAGCGGCAGGATGGCCTCGGGCCCGGCTTCACCCATTATTCCGAGCCCTCCTCCGTGGGCAAATGCCGTTGGACGAGTGACTACGCCACCGGCCGCGAAGGCGATCAAGCCGGCGGGGCCAAAGGCGTTACCCACGGCGCTGGTGGAAACGGCTGCGATGAGACTGCCGATCCAACCGCCCATGTTCCCGGTCTTTCCGAAGTCTCCGAACAACTCCTTGGCGATATTGGCCGCTGCTGCCTCGGCCACCATCTTGTTTATGAGGCTGATCCACATCTGGCCAATGTTCTTGAAGTTTCCTTCCATCGTCTGCTGCAGGGTGTTGCCAAGCGCGTCCTGTATGTTGCGCGCGGCCTGCTCGGCGAAGACCTGCATCTCGTCGGTTGCCTCCTTCACGGCAGGGCCGATGAGACCGAGCGAAGTCGTCGCAGCCTCTGAGAACTGCTCCGCGCTGATGGACGCGTCGTTGAAGGCGTCGAGCAGGAGCAGCATGTCTGCGCGGTCCTTCTCGAGCTTTGCGCTAGGAGTGGCGGCGAGCAGATCGTTGAGGCGCTTCACACGATCCTCGACAGGCTTCATCGCCTCGGCACGCGCTTTTTCGGCGGCGGTCAGTGCCTCGGTCGCCAGCGTCTCGTTCACCTTGGACTGCAGGGCCAACTCGCTCATTCGGAACGATTCCTGGGGATCAAAGATGGCCGAAATTCCGGCCTTCTCGGCCTTGCTTGGCTTTCCCTTGATCGGAATTGGAGTGACAAACTTGGGAGCTCCCCATCCGCCGCTCGCTCCGCCATCCCATCCACCGGTCGCGCCGCCGGTCTCACCGGCCTTACCGAATCCTGGCAGCGATTCACGCAACCCCGTGAGTCGTGCTATCTCCGTCTCCCCGAGAATCTGCGCCCACCAGGGGCGACCCTTCGCGGCGCCTTCCTTGAACTTGTCGAAAAGTGCGTTCAGGGCGGAGATGACCGGACCCTGCACTGTGCGCGCGAAGTCCGTCATGTTCTTGTTCCACGCCGACAATTCGTCGTTGAACTTCTTGGCCTGCATGACTTCCGCTTCGGTGACGGTCGCCTTCAGATCTCCAGCTTCTGCAATCTCCCTCATCAACACGGCCGATTCGCGCAGGCTCTTGTTGAAGATGATCTGCATGTTCCGAGCCTTGTCGCCGTTGTCGGCGAAGCTCATCACGGCGATGGACATCTTCTGCAACGCGACGGCAGGATCCATCTTCAAGAGTTCGTTCACGTTCAGGCCGAAACTCTTGAAAGCCTCGGCCTGGTCGCTGGCCGGATCTCGCGCGGCTTCGAGCGCCTTGTTCATCTTGATCAGCGCGTCTCCGACCTGATCGAACGCGATGCCGTTGCGCGCGGCGATGTCTTCCAGCGCCGATAGATTCCCGATGCTCGCTCCGGTAGCAACTTTCAAGTCGTTCAGCGCGTCGAGACCATGCGAGATCGACATGAAATAAGAACGGATCGCTTCTACTGAGAATGCCACTCCCAATGCACCGCCAAGCATCTTTGCGCTCGAGGACAGGCTGTCGAACGCTGCCTCGATCTTCTTGACGCTCTTCTCCGCCATGAAGCCGGCCTTGTCCAAACCGGCCTGCAGGTTCGCGAGCTTGGCCTCGATATCGATTGAAAGTCGAGCGATAGGCATGATCGTCCTCTAGTCGCGCAGTCGATGCGCCGTGGATTTCCGAATTTCCACTTCATCCGTCCTTTTCAGTCCTGTGCATCTTGATGACGAGCATTCTGTGGATAAGCGCCTCGACATCGCGCACTCCGAAGACGGCGCACGCCAGTGGCAGGCCTGTCCAGTCGACGCCGCCCATACCATTGGCAAGCATGGAATGCGCGTGGAACGCCAGCACGTCGTCAGGCTCGGCCTTCGGAGGTTCCTCGCCCTCGAACTCGACGCCGGCCTGCACGTCGATGAGGGCCTTCAGTTTTTTGCGATCGCGTCCTTCTCCGCCAGGTGCTCGGTGATGGCCGCAACCACTTCCGTCGCCACCGGGCGCACGTATTCCAGCCGATCTCGCACGACGCGCGCCCACAGCTCGGCGCTGAACGGAAGAGGGTCAGACGAACCGATGGCCGAGCCAAGCAAGTCGGCCTCGCTGAACCCCTCCCACCCGCATACGTACTCGCAGAGGTGGTCCACGCCGACCCCGGAGCGGAACTTGCCGAACTCCGTCTCGAGCGGCCGGCGGAACTGCACTCGCTTGCCGTCTGGCAGTGCGACCCAACGGCTGCGCTGCGCGTCCATGCGCGCGATGAGCGCTGTGAAGTCAACCATCTCAGGCGACGTTCTTCATCACGAAGCCCCTCACCGCGAACTCCATTGATCCGGTTCCGACGGACCCAACGCCAACGTTCTCGCCCGGCAGCGACGGCTCGGCTCGGAAGATACGCACCGCTCCGGACGGCAGCGTCATCCGCACGGTCACCTTCGTCTGCGACTGCACGGCAGCCTCGATCAGCAGCATGGCGGCGCTCGGCGAGTCTTGCGCGATGACGTTCATCGTCACGCTCTGCACCGGTAGCAGGCCGAGTTCTTCCTTCTTCACGACATCCAAAAGCGTGGTGACATCGAGTTTGTCGCTTGAGCCTCCTCCGATTTCGTAGCTTGTCACTTCACCGAGCGTCGACCACGTGGCGACCGGCTTGAAATTCCCGCTGGTGAATGCCGAGTAGTTCGTCGTGTTCAGGCCCTGGAGCTGGAACGTGTCCGCAGCCTTTGCGTAGACCCGCGTGGCCTGGTCTTCGAGCTGCACCATGCCGACGACGGTGTTCCAGTACCCGACGGCGCCGTCGAGTAGGCCGTGCGCCACCTTGGTGGCGACGCCGGGACTCGCTAGCGACACCGAAGTGATGGCGATATCGGATGCGTACGTGGCGGCGATCTCGACCCGGATGCCGCGCCCTTTGACGTTGACAGTCATGTGAAACTCCTTTGAAGCAAAAAACCGGCGCGCGGCCGGGTGAAGGAAAAGAAAAGAGCCGCGCCAGGCGGCCCTTCGGTGGCTGTTGCGGTCTAGCGGATCACGCCCACCACTCGACGGACAGGACGGTTGCGTCGAGCCCTAGCTCGGCGTCGAAAGTGCTGCTGCGAGCGAGCACCACGGCACCAGCAGCGACCGGAGCGGTGTCGATGGCGGAGATTACGGCGTCGCCCACGGCCTCGGCGGCCACGGCCGTCTCAGCCCAGCACTGGACGTCGAGCGAGCACTGATCTGCGAGCAGCGAGTTGTCCAGCCCGAGCGTTCGATTGTGCGTAGCGCTGAACACCACTAGCGGCAGCGCGGAACCTTCCGGCACGGCGTTCTCGGCGATGCGTGTGCCGACGAGTGCGGCGAGCGGCGCGTAGCCGGCGAGCAGCGCGCGAAAGTCCGTCTCGATGCTCATGGTGCCGGCGCCTTCGGCGTGTTCAGCTTCTCGATCGCCGGGATGATCTTGGCCAGGAATACCTGCAGCGCCTGGGGAAGTTTGTCCACGCCGGCCTCCAGGAACTTGAAGCCTCTCATGTGCTGTGCTCCAAACTGAACAAAGCGCCAGTAGTACGGATCATTCGGGCTCTTGGCGCCGCGCTGGCTCGATCGCGTCATGGTTCGCGTCTTGAGCTTGATGCCGAGGAAACTACCGCTCGTCGTCTTGTATTTCGCGCCCTTCGCCGGCCGGACGTTCACGAAGACGCCCACGTCACCTGCGGCGCGCGCGACCTTGCTGGTACGCACGCTGATGGCCTTGCGCAGCGTGCCAGGCTTGCGGTAACCCTTGCGCACGGCGAGCGCGGTACTGCTGAGCACCGGCGCCGCGGCGCGCGCTGCCTTCTGCACTTCGCGCGCCCCGGCCGCCAGCGCGTTGCGTAGCGCACGCACGCGTAGCTTGGGCACGATGCCGCGCAGGGCCTCACGCAAATCAGGCATGCCCGTCACGGTGGCCTTGATTCCGTCCATTAGCGACCGTCCCTCGCGCCCGTGGAGCACATCAGCTCGAGCGTGTGCCAACCACCATCGACGTCGATCACGTCAGTGATGTCGTGCGCCTGGCTGCGCCAGATCACCCGCATCGTCGGAACTACGTCCGATCGGTATCGGATGCGGAAACGCACAGTCGATGTCGACTGCGCAGCGCCGGCGGCGAAGAACTCGGCGCCCCGTAACGGTTGCGCTTGCGACCACACCGAGGCGATCGTGTCCCAGTTCTGCGACTCCTGCCCGAGCACGTCGACGCCGGTCGAGCGCTGTTGCAGCAAGATGCACTGGTCCAGCTCACCGGCGCGCACCTGGTTCAGCTTCAGCATCGCACCACCAGGCCTTCATCGAGCAGTCGCTCCACGAATTTAGCCTCGACGATGCGCGAATCGATCAACCCGTCTGGCACGGCCAGCATGCCGCCGACGTATTGCGAGATCCACTCCTTGATCTTCTCTGGCACGTAGCTCGCCTCCGGGCCGTAGCCGGCGGTGTAGCGCACGCGCACGGCATTAGCGCCGGCCAGAGTCGAGGGCCAGGATGTTCCATTCGCGGGGAACACGTAGCCTGGCTGCTTGTAGTTGTCAATCCTGTATAGGTTCGCCGCCAGCGTCTGCTCAGCGCCGGCCGTGTCGTCGTACTTCACCGAGACGATGCTCAGCAGTTTCGGGTACGGGATCTCGATCTCGCACCTCGGGAAGGCGTCGATCGCCACCTCGAGCGTCTGCGTCATGATCGCGCGCTCCATCACGAATTCGGCCTGCTCGCGCGCCGCCTTGATCAGCTTCGTGATGCGCGTGTCTCGGCCCGTGCCGTCGATCGAGAGGGCGAGCTTCACCTCATCCAGGGTGACCGGCTCGGCCGTCGGCCCGATGATGATCTTGGGTGTCATGCGTTGTTGCTCCTGCCGCTCGTGGCGGTATTGCTTCTGCTGCTGCTGGCAAGGTTGCTCCCCCGCGTGCGCGCCTCCATAGGCAGGTGCCCGGCGAAGACGACCATCTCCGTCGCCAGCGCCGCATCCACCTCGCCGGCCATCCCTACCGGAGCGCCGCCAGCAGTGAACAATCGCAGCGCTTCGTCGGTCTCGTCCGCGCGCCCGACCATGTAATGCTGCACCGCCGCGCGGGCGTAGGCGGCGTCGACCTCGATCGCGACGCCCACCGGCCGCGCAACGACGATGCCGGGCGCGAATACGGTGTCGGTCTCGTTCGCTCGCCCTGCCGGCCGGGCGGCGCCGCGGGCGGAGGCGGTGTCCGTCTCGACAGCCAACCCGACCGGACCGCCCTGCCCGCTCGACAGCGCGGAGGCGGCATCCGTCTCAGTCGCCAGACCCGTCGCTCGGATAGCTACGGCAACGCACGCGCTCGCGGAATCGGTTTCAGATGCTGACCCCGCAGCTCGACTCTGAACGCCGCCTAGCGCCGATGCTGCGGCCGTCTCCGACGCCCTGCCGACGGGGCGCGCGACGCCACTGGCATAGGCGGTGTCGGTCTCAGTAGCGAGCCCTACCGACGACCCGGACGGAGCGGTCAGCGCGTAGGCGGTGTCCGTCTCTGTTGCCGATCCGACAGCGCGGAGCTGAACCCCGGCAAGGGACGCCGCGGTGTCCGTCGTCGTCGACAGTCCAACCGGACGCGCCGACGCCAGCCCGTAGGCTGTGTCGGTTTCCGATGCGCTTCCTACTTGAGCTGCCGCGCCGGTCGAGACCGTCTCGTTGACGAAGCCCGCGCCGGGTACCAGGTTCTGTAGCGCCGTTGTCTCATCTACGAACCCGGCACCAGGGACGAGGTTTTGCGTCGCCATCTCACGTCACACTGATCTTCGGGTCAACGTAGACAGGATTCGTCGCGCCGGCTGCGTAGCTG